GTTAAGAATCAACAAAGGTAGAAAATTTACCAAAGTCATTGAGAAGAATAGAGTTTGGGGATTTGTCGCTAATGTTGATGGTGTACTAAAAGGTATTCCTTACTTCAAAGGTGATGTATTCAAAGCCGCTGGATGGAGAGCTCCGGCAAAACACGTGAGGGGTTCTATTTTTTCTAACGAAACTAATTGGTTCACTTGGACAGGACCTAACTACTTATAATGAATAAGTGGGTTGAACATAATAAAAAAGAGTTCGGTGTACAAATCATCGAACTCAAAAAAATTATTGAAAATCAGATTAGAGATGCCGGCAAATCAGATGAGTTTACTTCTGATATGTTAGTGGCTTTAGTTAGTGGTAGGAAGATTACGCCTAAGATGGAAGAAGCTATAAGTAATATAATAAAACGTAATTCGCCTGAAGAACAGTTCAAAAGAGATGAGTGGTTACAGAGCGTATTACCAAAGTTAGTAATGGTGAAAGAGCAGATTAACTTTACAAGTTGGAGTAATGACTATAAAACAGGCTCAGTAAATTTTATGGACAGTATTATCAAACAAGCAAAGGGTAGAAAATCACTCTCAAAGAAACAAATGGAGTCAGTTTCTAAAATGTATGCCAGAATTAAAAATAATATCAATAAAAAAGGGGATAAGTAATGATAACTTACAACTCAGCAATCGCTGCTTTAATAGCAGTTACCTTAGTAAATGGTTTTTTCTCAACCAATATGTTTAAAAAATATGGTAATATGTACAGTAATCAAATTACTGAACTAAGGTTGACTAATGAAAAGCTAAAAGATAGATTATTCGAATATGAGGAATATGGTATAATAGTAGATGTAACTATGTATCAGCCTGTTTATCCACAAACTGATAAAACACCTGACATAACTGCTGATGGTACTCGTATCAGAATACAAAAAGCTTCAGAGTATAAATTTGTTGCACTATCTCGTAACCTTTTGAAAAGATGGGGAGGGCCTTTTGATTATGGTGACTTTATCTTAATCAAAAATGCCGGACATAAAGATGGTGTTTACCAAGTAAGAGACACTATGAATCCTAAATGGGTTAATGTCGTAGATATATTAGAATCAGAAGATGTAAGACCATATAAGTTTACCAATGCTCACATCTTTAAATTACCTTGGGTGGATACAGATAGGAAGGGGTAAGTTATGGCAACTGAAATGAAATATCATCAGTATGTGGAAGATGGAAAACTTTTTATGGCTTGCAAAAATAATTGTGGAAATTACGAAGTGGTTGGAAAAACAACTATTTCAACAACCTGTTGGGGTTGTATTATGAAAACTTTGAATATAAAAAAAGAAAAGGAAATAAAAAATGGATAAAAATACATTTGAAAAGAATGGTGGTTACTTTATAGATGGAGTAGCATACATGGATTGTAAAGTTACAGGAGACCCTGTTGCTAACGTAAGTACGGAAGCAGTATCCGTAGTGGGTAGTAGGGCTGTGATGGGTATGGTAGGGATGCCAAAGGATAAACCTCAGAGGGTTTCAACAGGTAGGCCTGCTGGATGGCATTTTATGAATGAGTTCGTGGATAAAGATGGTAATGTATTTCACAAAGGTGTAGAACAACCTAAACTAAAAGGTACTCTTTCACCTACAAAAGTAACACCCAAGAAAAAAACTAAAAGAAGAACTAAAGAAGAGATACTTATTGCTAGACAGGTGGAGAAAAAAGCCGCACTTAAAAAAGCACATCAGAAACAAAAAGATTTTTTGAATCATAAGTTTGAGGATTAAGTGATTGTAGATTGTACTAAAGATAATAACCCTCTAATTCATAAGAAACTCAAGGAGGTTACAGTTGAAGAAGGATTGGAAATCGCAACAAAATTATTTTCGATACTTAACGAAAGAAAAGACGGTATTGGGTTGGCAGCTAATCAAGTGGGAATTGATGCACAAGTGGCCGTTGTCAATGTTCGTGAACCTTTGGTACTCATCAATCCGAAGGTTGTATCGAAGACGAATGAGATTAATTATTATGAGGGTTGTTTGTCTTTTCCTGGCAAAGGAGTACATACCAAACGATATGAAACGGTAGAGATTAAAACTGCTCAATCGGAAAGTGGTTGGGTATTTAGCGGATGTGATACAGGTGAAACTGGTACAGGTAGCTGGGAAGATAAAGAGAAATCTAAGAATGATAAGGAGTTAAGACTACTAGAAGCAGTTTGTGTTCAACACGAAATAGATCACCTAAATGGTAAATTAATTATGGATAGAAGAATAGAAACTACAGTTAAAAGAACTGAAAAAAAGATTGGTCGTAATCAATTAGTTACTATTAAAAAAGGTGATGCTGTAAAAGTATTGAAGTACAAAAAATCACAGAGGTTTTTAAACGATGGTTGGGAGATAAAACAATGATAAATTTAAAGTATGGATTTTATTGGGATATGTTAAAGTTGGGGTTGGTAGCATTGATTTCATTTTTACTGATTGGTATGGTTTTGAGTATTCCATTATGTTTACTTTGGAATTGGTTAATGCCAAATATATTTGGACTACCTACGATTAACATTTTAGAAGCGTTAGGGTTATCAGCAATAGTTACGCTGTTAAATCCAAAACCTTTAGAATTCAAAAGAAATGAAGTTAATCCGATTGACTCTAATCAGTTGAATAAAAAGTTAGAAAATCTATTTGATGATTTCGAAAAAAATTGGAAACATTTTGACGCATAAGACTATTTATATCAGAACATTTGGAGTTAATTATGTTAGACTTAGATTGGATGAAAGAGACGTTAAAAGAAGCTATTGAAAAAGAAGATTGGGAATTAGTTAGAGAAGTGATAGCTTACTTAAGCGATGATGATGTTTTTGAACAATATAGAGAAGATGAGGATTGGTGGAAAGGTGCAGACGATAAAGATTGAAAAAAATACTTGACAATCACAAAAATTTGTGATAGTGATGATAGTGAAAAATTTGGGGCTGTTATGGTTTCGACAGGTGTTATTTGACAATTAAGTGCAGCAGAGTTTGAGTAGACTCTTAAATAAAACTCAACTAACCTAATTGGCGATGAATCGCTAGACGGGTTGGTAATTGATTGGCATTTAGCTGAGTATGATTACTCACCTATGGTTGCTTCTAATCAAGACCAACCAACTTACGCATACGCTGCATAAGTTACTGAGTTGTCTAACACTCGGTCATAAAATAAGTTAGACACCAACTCTAATATGCGAGTATAAAGTATATCAGTTAAGGGATATGTTCTGAGTAAAAGAAATCCACATGGTTGTTTGCTGGTTTCTACCGATGGAAACCAGCTAAGCTGTAAATGACTTATTGAAGAAAACTACTTGGACAGGGGTTCGAATCCCCTCAGCTCCACAACCTTTAGGAAAAAAATGGCAAAAACAAAACTATTAGAATCAGCCGAAAAAGCATTAGATGCTTCTGAAAGAGGAACTAGTGTGGCAGATAATAATGCAGTCAAAGCATCAGGACCTGCTTATGCAACTCAGATTGCCCCAGCGGTAGCTAACTTAACAGAAGTAAATCTTCAGTTAGCTCGAATGTTACTACCACCGCCTATTGGTTTACCGCCGGTTGCCATTACAACTCCACCGTTTATAATATCTATACAATCTGTGAACGCTGCTATAACATTAGCAACAAGTGTTTCTACTGCTATTACATCTACGATTACGTCATCTGTAGCAGCATCTGGCGCTCCCTTAGAACCAGCATTTACGACTGGTACTGAAAGTGTAGTTACATCATTCAAAGCTCTAAATGAAATAATAGAAAATTTATTAGTAAAACCACAAAAATAATTTGATTTTTTTTGATCTTTTCCTTGTATCTTAGCAAAATTCTTCGTAGCTTTAGGTAAGAAAAATAAAGGAATTACAATGAGATTAAAAATGGAATCATTTAGGTTTTTAATGAGAAATAAAGTCAATGGTAAAACTATGAGTTTTACAGATCATGTCACTACTGACGATACAAGCAAATCTTGGTATATCACCAAAGTTATGAAAAGAATGTTCAGTGATAAATGGAACAAAAATTACGATGTCGTTAGAGTATCTAAGGATGTTAGTGGTTTAGGTCGTAGGTTTAAAATGGTTTACTCCGAATCTAAAGGTTGGGTTGGAGCAGATTTAACTATGGTTAATCCTTTTAAATAGGGAATAATTCAAATGGACAAAAATACAGTTATATTCGATTTAGATGGTACTCTGGCTAACATAGATAGACGAAGAGACCATGCACTCAAAATGGGTAAAAATGGTAAGATGAATTGGAATGAGTTTTTCAATCCAGCCCATATAGCATTCGATGAACCAAATGAGCCAGTAATAAAAATGGCTCAGTTGTTCAAACAAGATGGATTTAAGATTGTTATATTTTCAGGCAGAAATGATAGAATGTTTGATAGGACAAAAGAATGGTTAGAGTGGAATGATGTACCTTACGACTTATTGGTTATGAGACCAGACAAATATCAGAAGGATGATTTTCCTGTAGCTGCCGGTAATCCCGCAGTTTCAAATTGGAGATTTGCACCTGATGAAATTTTGAAAAGAAAAATGTTAGATGCTTTTGTAGATATTGATGATGTATTTCTTGTTGTAGATGACAGAGATAAAGTTGTCAAAATGTGGAGAGATTTAGGACTAAATACATTTCAGGTAGCGCCAGGTGATTTCTAAAAAAAGATCAAAAAAACTAGAAATAATCCTTGTATATTAGCAAAATTCTTCGTAGCTTTACATATGAGAAATAAAGGAAAAACAATGAACTTCGGAAAATTCAAAAATGAAAATACCTACACTTATTGGGTAAATAAAAAAACCGGCACTACCCATATGGTTAGAGCTGAGATTGGTTATTTTGGTTTGAAATTAAGCACTACTACACTGAATCTCAGAAATGAAAGAATGTACTTTTTCAGAAAAGGTGCTGTTGATAGATTTCTCAAAAACTATGAGTTTATTTGTGAGAATCCAACTACTGAGTTTTGGACTAAAGTGTTGGCTAACAAACAACTGAAGAATGAGTATGCTTGGGGTAGAAACACCAAAGGTAGACTTGGTATTACTAAAGATGAATTTTTTAACAAAGTTTTAAACAACAACTAAAGTAAAGGAAAACAGAAAATGAAAATAGATGTAAATGATTTCATCGTAGATGATAATCAACTCAAAGACTTCGGTCTTGACAAAATCATTGATGTACCTGTCATTGGTCCTGATGATTCCCTCACAGGAATATCAGACTATGATGATGGTATGGATTCGTTGGATGAAGTACTTGATGTGCCTGCTGGGTACTATGAGAGTTCTTCCTTCGATTCTGAAGACTATGATACATTCAACGACCCACTTGTTTAGTGGGTTGTTGAAAAAATATTTGTATTTGATGAAATTTGAATATATATATTATTGCGGGGGAAGTGTTATAGGAAACACACTTCTTTTCCAAAGAAGAGATGTAGGTTCGACTCCTACCCTCCGCTCAACTTTTGGCCAGCTAGGCTATTTAACTATTGAAAATTAACAGGAATTAAAATGGGTTTTAACAATTTTTTTGACGAGCCACAATTTGACTTCGAAGCTGAACGCAAGAAGTTTATCGATAACTTAGACTTTCTAAAGTCTATGTCTGTACAAGAACAAACACTATATAAGAAATGGCAAGAGTTTAATGCTGATGTTTACTCTATGACTCAGAAAGCAACTCAATTCTCTAAGATAGAAAAGTCTATTTGGACACCTACTGATATAAATAATAAAGAACAAACCATAAAAGAAATCGAAGCATTAGAACCTTACTTAGAAATGACAGAACAAGGTAATGCTAAACACAATGAAGAGTGGACATTAGTTCGTAGATTGATTCACACTATGGAGTTTACTGCTAACCCTGGCAGAAACCTAAAGTTTTATTTGAAAGATAGAATAACTGGCAAAATATTAGGGATTGTTTGTATGGGTTCAGATGTTACTTCATTAGGTGCCAGAGATAACTATATTGGATGGACAAAAGAAAATAAATTTAAAGATGGTAAACTTAAATATACTTCTATCGGTACAACGATATGTTGTGCTCAACCATTGGGATTCAATTTCTTAGGTGGTAAGTTGGTAGCTTGTTTCGTAACATCATCAGTAGTTAGAGATGCTTGGAAGGAGACTTACGGGCAAACCTTAGTAGGAACATCAACCACATCCCTATACGGCATACACTCAATGTACAATAGTATTCCACTTTGGAAAACACTTGGTGAGTCTAAAGGTAGAATAGCACTAAAGCCAGATGATTCTACTTATGATGTATGGCATCAATGGTTGAAAGAAAACCAAAGAGATGAGTACCTTAGACAAACTACTCAGAAAGAAGGAGTTGCTGGTCCTCCTACAGGTGTGAAACAAAAAACAATTAATATGATTTTTAAAGCAGTTGGTGTGAAGGGTTCTGATTACCAACATGGATTTAAAAGAGGTATCTTCTACGCTGACATATATGAAAATGGTAGAGAGTTTTTGCGTGGAGAGATAGAAGAAAAAGACTTGAAGATGAAACAAAAGTATAGTGATGATAGCGATTACATAATAAATTGGTGGAAACCAAAAGCTATTAGAAGATACACTAAGTTACATTCTGAAGGTAGGCTCAAACCAGAAAAGTTATTCTACGGTGATATCGTAGGAAAGACTTGGGATGAGACTAAGAAAATGTATCTATCGGAAGTCGGTAGATAATTTTCGAAGAGTCACTAAATAAATAACTTGGCTTGCTGTGACTCTAACAAGTAAGCTTTAGGAGAAATCCAATGACCGATATAAAAGGTAACGTCACAATTGTGACAAACGAAACACCAGATGAGACATCTTACGATGCTTTCTGCTATGAATATAAAAGACAAGATACTGGCAGAAAGTATGTAGGATGGCACAAAGGGAATGTAGATGATGGGTACACCCATTCATCAACAAATAAAGATTTAGCTGATGATTTGAGAAATCCCAGCTTATCTTTCACATACGAAGCAATCGCTTTCGGAACAACTGATGAGATGTTAGACCTCGAAAAGAAGATTCTGACTAAAGCAGATGCTGCCGGAAGTTCAGAATGGTATAACAGACACAATGGATTTGGTTCTGGTAATATGTTAACTGATCCGGATGAAATACAGGAATTAGTTGATAGAATTGAAGCAGGCGAATGGAGTTTTGATGAAAGAAAGTCTGTAGAAGTTTTAAACAATCTTCCACGTGTTCAAGTTAGGGAAATTGACAATAGTGCTTTGTCTAAACTCATATCAGAAAAGTTCAGAGATAACAATGGAATGATTACTGAACACGTTAATCCTGTAATTCTTTTAGAAGGTCGTGGCGTCAATGGTGAAGATATGGTTCTCAATGGAAATACCACTATTAGTGGTGCTTGCTTATCCAAAGTTGTTCCAGAACTACCTGTCATAACCATTCCGTATAAAGTTCATTCACTTCTGTCCGACCAACAACTACAATGGGCTGGAACTTTCTTAAATAAGCAAAGTGAATTTGTTGCAGAACCTGTTAGTCATAAAGATTTACTAAAGCAAATCTTAGGCGAGTGTTCTACAGAGGAAGAAGCTGGGAGTCAGAATACCAGAAAACTATTAAAGTTAACTGGTAGAACTAATGGACAAATTACCAGAGCTATCAATGAAGCTAAAGCTTTAATAAGAGAAAAGAACTTTGCTGCTAGAAACAGACTCTTAATTGATTGGGAAGCTAGTCAATATGCTAAGATACTGAAAGATAAAGTAGTTGGAAGTAATGTGTTCAAAGAAGATAAGCCTGAAGAATCTACTTACGCTCATACAATCGCATCGGGCTTTGTCAGTATATCTAAAGTTTTTCAACCTATGCTAAATGCATGTTTAGATTTAAAAACAGGTGAATTAGACAGAAAGAATCTCAAAGTGTTCATTTGGCATAATCTGAAAAAGAGGAACATGAAAGATGAGTGGGATAAGACTTCTGCTACGACAAAGAAGTATTTATATTGGACTGCTGAAAAGTACGATATAAATCTTACAATAGTAGAAATGCCCATAACAGAGGATGCTCTTATTTAGATATGAGTGACTTCTTTCAAGATACAGACAGTAGTAGAGAATACTCACATAGATGTTTGGTTTATCCTAACATAACCTTTCAAAAGGATTTTACTAAGGATAGCTATTACATCATAATGTCTAATATTTTGAAATATTTGACGGAGTTAAGGCCGGACATACATTTTACGGTCTTAACTCCTAAAATTATGCCAGGCTTTCAATATGAAAATACTGAACAGATTATCTACAAACAACCTACATATCCAAATGAGATGAGACAACATTTTGATACTTATCAATTGTCTAAAATAACTGATTTCAAAACTAAAGATTGGGATTTTTTATATACATATTTGCCAGAACATACATTACAGTTGGAGAATCATTTTAGAAATTTGACTAACTGCAGGCCTGTAATATTTGGTTATGATGCCTATATAGAAATACCAAAGACTACCGGTTATGAAGCTAGTTTACTTAGACAACACTATGCTGGTTTGATGTCTATGAACAGTTGTGGTGTTAACTCACAAGCAGTAAAAGATACTATTATAGAACATGCACCCACTTGTTTGCCAGATAGTGATGTAGAGATACTAAAAGATAAGATAGAACCTTTACCACGTGGTTGGGATAATGTAGAAGGCCCACGAAAGAAACCACAAACAGAACCAAAGATAATAGTTTGGAATCATAGGGCTAATAGTTATAAAAGTTATCCTTGGTTTCTACAACAGATTGATAAATTATGGGAACAGAGAAAAGACTTTACGGCATGGGTTCCTCTATCAGACTCAATAGATAGAGAGTATATCTACAATAAAAAATTTGATAGACAAGGTTACTTCACAGAGTTATCTAAATGTTGGGTTGGTGTATGTGGACAATCACACCACACAGGTTGGGCTAACTCTGCTTCTGATGGTATGGCAGTTGGTGTACCTTATATATTCTACAATGCTGACTACTATTCACAATATGCTGAAAAGGCTGGTCTTTATTTTGATAAAGATGAAGAGTTTCTAAAGAAGATGAATATGATGTTAGACAACGAAAATCTAAGAGAAGAATATTCCAATAGGTGTATAGAATTAGGAAAAGAAAACTCGTGGGAAAATATTATAAAAAAGTATAATAGTCATTTTGTAAGAGCGGAAAAGAAATTCAAAAAAGTAAAAAAAGATACAGATGGTTATAACAAAATATTAAATTACATTCACAAAGTTGGCTCGGTAACTAAAGAACAAATTATGGATTATCTTGGTTGGGGTAGAGGAATACCTTTTGACATCTATAGAAATAGACTTAGAGAAGAACCAACAATTAAATTAACAAAAAGCGGTTATGAGGTTAGATAAATGAAACCATACATTGTGAGTTGGACACCTGAGGCTTTTAAAGAAGATAAAGAAGTATATTATGCTTCAAACGAAGAAGATGCTGCTTACTTAGTAAGTAAGATAGGTAGTAAAGCTGTGGCGATGCTTAATATATTAAATGATGCAAAGGATATAGAAACACAATGGTGGGAGTTTCAACCCAAAGAAGAACTAGAATATATTGGTTGGGGTAAAAAAATCAAAAAAGAAATGCTTAATTGGAACAAAAAAACAAACGGCTATGTGCCAGGAAGATATCCATTTAAATTAGTAAAAAATACTTTTAGGAGAATAAGATGAAACAATTATCAGAACAACAAATAGTAGAGAATTGGAATAAGTTAATGAAACTTATAGAAGATACATTCGAAGGAGATAGATTAAAAAAGCTTAAGACTATGTATGTCTACTTTGAAGATAGAATGTCAGTAGCACCAGCCAGTGGTAAGGCAGCTTATCACAATGCTATGGTAGGTGGTTATGTAGAGCATGTGTTGCATGTAGTTGATTCAGCTCTTCAAATCAAAGAGCTGTGGGAGAAAAATGGAGCCACCATCAACTTCACCGATGAGGAACTTATCTTCGCTGCTATGCATCACGACTTAGGTAAGGTTGGTGATTTAGATGAAGATTATTATATACCACAAGACTCCGAATGGCATCGTAAGAATAGAGGTGAGATATTCAAACACAATCCGAAACTTCAATATATGTCTGTTACCGACCGAGCTATTTTTCTTTTAAATCACTTCGGTATTCCGATGACACAATGGGAATATATCGGATTACGTTTAACCGATGGTTTGTATGAGGAAGCAAATAAAACCTACTACCTTAGTTACAATCCTGATTGGGCGTTGAAATCCAATATAGCATACATACTTCATCAAGCCGATATGATGGCAACACATATCGAAGGTGACGAATGGAAACGAGCAGATGAAGACTATAACACAAACCTTACTACGAATATGAAGAAAGCGGTTAACGGAGAGAAGAAATCTGAACCATCACCTAAACTGAGTTCTAAGTCGCAAGACCTTTTTGATGAACTCTTTGGAGAAACCAAGTAATGTTAGAAGTATTTTTTACAATTGTAACCTTACTGTTTTTAACATCTTGTTATGTGATATGGAATTTAAATCTCAAACAGGAAATGTTAGAAGATTGGGTTTCAAATTTTATGGAAGCAGTAGAAAAAATTCAATTTGATTTGAAAAAAATAGATTACAGAGGTTCATTTGAATCTGATGATGAAACAGGTGTAATCTTTGATGAAATAAAAAATATAATAAAACAATTAGATAACTTTAGAGGAGAACAACAGTAATGCCATCAATGCAAACATCAGGCTCAGTAGCAAAGAAAAGAAAGAAAAGAAAGAAGAGACCAAAGAACTATTATTTTCATCAGGGAACTGAGAAAGCAATAATAAGATATAATAATAGTGACAGTCCAAGTTTAAGAAATAAGATTTACAATGAACATATAAGAGCTGCTTTTGATAAATTAGCAGAGAACATAATTCATACGTTTAAGTTTTATTACTTCGATACAACATCTGAAGAAGTAAAGAATGAAGTGGTATCTTTTCTTGTGATGAACATGCACAAATTTAAAGAAGGTAAAGGAAAAGCATTTTCTTACTTTAGTATTGTTGCTAAAAACTACCTTATTCTAAATAATAATAAGAATTACAAAATGGGTAAGATACACGATGGAATAGATGTTTTAGATTATAAAAGAAACATAACAGGTGAAACTAATTTAAGTGAGAGAACTGAAATTAATTCTTTATTTACAGAAGAGTTGGTTAGATTTTGGGAATATAATCTAACAAATATATTTCGTAGAGATAAAGATATTAGAGTTGCTGATTCTGTGCTACATCTCTTTAGAATAAAGCAGAACTTAGAAAACTTCAATAAAAAGGCACTGTACATTCTTATTCGAGAAATGACAGGTTCTAATACACAACATATAACTCGTATTATTAATGTTATGAAAAAGTATAATAAGAGATTATATTCTGAATTCGAAAAAGAGGGTGTCGTTGATGTATCTTATACAGGCTCTTTGACTAGAGAATAAAAAAAAGGGGAGTTTTCACTCCCCTTCTTTGTTTTAGAACTACTTACGAAACAAACCCACCAACACCAACAACGCGACTAACCCAGCGAAACCAGATTCGCCGAATGTGTTTATGATAGATGTCAGGTTACCAATAACATTGACACCAAAGACGCCAGTACCAAATATTACTTCTGATATAGCACCTATGGCTACAAAAGACATCATAAGATGAGCTAAATCATCTATGTAGCCTTTTACCATTGTTATTATTTCCTTCATGTTTATTCTCCATTAGTTAACAAAAAAGGGAGTTTCACCCTATATATAAATATAATATATATTAATCAAAAGTTAAAAATCTAAATATTTATATATGATACAATTCTATAACAATTCAGAGGATAAAAATGGCAAATGATTATGAAATCTTTGATGGTAAGTCATTGTCAGACTTATTTAAAGATATATACGATAATACGGCAAGAAATAAAGAACAATTGGAAGTTCTGATGAAAGAAGTTGTTGGATTCATTAAAGACGGTGACACAGCAGTTCAAATAATTCCTATGTTAAAAGAATACTTAGAAATTAACGTAAAGAACGACGACCAATTAGTCAAAGTTGCCAGTATAGTTCAAAGACTTATATCCACAGAAAACAGAGGTGGTGCTGAAGAAGAGTTTGGTTTGAGTGATGCGGAAAAGGAACAACTAATGTCTGCTGTAGAAGAGGTAGCAGCTGATGCACAAAAACACTCTGATGATATAAATGAAATAGGAAAGTTGGAGAATTAATTATGCAACCTGGCTATAGAAAAGTTACTAACTCTGTTGCCTCAATAGGTGATAGCACTGGTTTTATGAATCAAAGTAATGTTGTAGATTTGATAGAACAAATGTCTACATCAGATGAGTTTTATGAAATAGAACCAGCGCAAGTTGTTAAATGTCATTTAGACCCAAAAGATAAAGATTTTCCATTAGACGAAGATGGTAATGTAGATTTATCAATGTTGGGTGCTGTAACCGTTAGTTTGAAATATAGTCAACCCACAGGAGAAGTTTTGAGTGATTTAGCAAAACCTTTATCCCCACATATAATTCAATATCCAATTGTAGGTGAAGTGGTTAATGTTGCTAGTTATTTAGGACAACTCTATTACTTTAATCCTTTGAATTTGTTTGGAAAAGTCAATATGAATAGAGTTCCCTTTTCAAAAGGAGATGGTAAGCCTTATGAACAATTAACAAAATACAACAGAAAGGTTTATTGTGAACAAGGAGATACTGTCATACAAGGTAGATTTGGACAATCTATACATTTTGGTAGCGATAGTAATTTTGTACAACCTTTTATGAAGTTGACTGTAGGTCAGAATAAAAGTCCTGGTAATATAACTGCTAAAAGATATAACGAAGACTTAGCGCATGTCGAAGATGTAAATTTGGATGAGGCAAATATCTATATAACTAATAATGGACACATACCTTTGAGAAATGCCTCACCAAGTCAGATGTTATCTAAAAATTTAGGTGGAACTCTGAGTTCTGTAATATCGTTGAATGCAGATAGCATATCTCTTAATGCTAAAGGTTTTGGAGAAGTTTCTTCGCCAGGCGGAGATATTTTTGGATTTGCCGACAGAAATATAAACTTATCAGCACAGACTTCAATTAATTTAGAAACAGAAAATGGAACTGTAAACTTAGGAACATATGTTGGTGATTCTAAAGCCGGGCCTGCAGTTATAGGTAAAGCATTAAACGATTTCTTAGATGATATGTTAGTAGCAAACGAAGTATTCTTACTAAAGATGATTGAAGCTAAAGCAGATATCGATATCAAAAATGCTAGGGAAGAATTTAAGAAAAAAATATCAGATTTAAGAACCGAACTTGACGGCGTACCAAGGTTTTACAGTGATAAGGTTTTTATCCCAAATAGAAAAGAACAAATTGTAGATGATTTAGATGTAGAAGAATTGTTCAGTAATGCAGAGTGGCCTTCACAGCCTGAAAATGTTACTTCAACGGCCTATGAAATTGAGAACCCAACAACAGTTGCAGGAGTTAGAGGATAATGGGATTAGGAGACAATGTAAGAAAATTCATTAAACGAAGTGTTAATAGTCCTATTGACGATTTATCAAAGGACTCTAATAGATTAGTTGCTAAAATCAGGTCAGGCAAAGGTGGTTCTGATACTATTGATGAAGTTAATAAAGTATTAGATAGAATAACTAATTTAGAAAATACACAAGTCACTATTGATAATTTCAAAAATCAATTGTCAAGTTTACTTAGAACTGCAAAATCAGGATTAAGCGGTGCAGAAAAGTTGAGAGAAGCTAATGTGATAGGTTCGGCGTTGAATCCAGCTGCGGCTGCAATATCTTTAATTCAAGAAAAACTTATGGATAAATTTAAAGGCGAGATTAAAGATTTAGGTAGTGTAAGTGATATTTTGGCACCTACTGTTGATGATTTGAAAGTGAGTACAAAACAAATAAAAGACAGATTACAAAAAGCAGTCAAAGATAAAGAAGAATCTGATAAAGTTAATGAACAAAAGAACAAACAGCTTGGAATTAAATAAATAATTAAAAGTAAAATATTTATATAAAATAGGAGTTATTATGGCTAATAAAACAAAAGCACTTGTTGGTTTAATTAGAGAAGTGGTTAAACAAGAAGTCAAAAAACAGATAACGGATATATTTATTAACGAAGGTAAAAAGTCAGTAATGTCTAAATCCAATGGTGGGTTTGATGTTCCCGATGTATTACCCAAACGCAAAGAACAAAAAACTTATGTCAAAGATCCTGTTCTAAACAAAATACTCAATGAAACAGCACACTCACAAGAAATGGATGAATATCCAACAATGGGTGGAGGAACATTTGATACTTCAAAGATGGCTGATGCTTTAGGTTACGGTAATATGTTAGGAAATGCCGAAACTAAAAGACAAGCATCTGCTATACAAACAGCACAAGCAGCTGGTGCTGACACATCCAATCCAGCAGTACAAGATGTGATGAGTAATTTAACAAAAGATTATAGAGGAGTGATGGCAGCATTAGATAAAAAAGATGGGAAAAAATAATGTCTAATTTAGAAAAAGATTTAAATCCAGATGTTTTTATAGGAATATCTCTACCATTAGATTATGGTAGTCAAGGATTCTTTAACAAAACAAGAACAACTTTACAACAAACACGTTCTAACATAAGAAATTTACTATTGACGATGAAGGGCGAGCGGTTGGGTAATCCCACATTTGGAAGCGAGTTGATGAAAGTTATTTTTGAGCCAGATGATGGTAGTATAGCTGAAAAAGTAGAAGAGGCAATAAGAGCAGCTTTGACTGAGTGGTTGCCATATGTTAAAGTGGTAGATATAGTTACAACATCTGATGAAAGAAACCCAAATAAAATCAATGTGAAGATGAATTTCAGTATTGATATAGACCAGAGGGTTGCTACATTAGATTTAAATCTAAGAAAAGATGATATCGCAACTGTTGGGCAAGCAGGCGGTGAGTCTATGTATGATGAGTTAACAGATTCAATAATTGGTGATGGTGAGTACGACACACTAGACCCTTTCTATACCTTATAATCGGAGAAATTCTATGCCGTACAATGTACCAAAAACATCCAAAAAAGAAGTTAGATATTTAAATAAAGACTTTAGTTCATTTAAATCTAACTTAATAGAGTTTGCGAAAGTTTACTTTCCAAATACATACAATGATTTCAATGAGGCTTCGCCAGGTATGATGTTTATTGAAATGGCTAGTTATGTTGGTGATGTTCTTTCATACTATATAGATAATCAATTCAAGGAGTCTTTACTGGCTTTTGCAGAAGAAAAAAGAACTGTATACAATATGGCTCAGTCTTTTGGATATAAACCTAAATTAGCAACTCCATCTTTTGGTGAAGTTGAAGTTATGCAACTTGTACCAGCAGCATCTTCAGGAACAGGCACAGATTACAAAGTTTTTCCAAACTTAAATTATGCTATGAAGATTGACGCTGGCATGCAATTAGCTTCTCAAACAGGTATCACATTTAGAACAACAAGCGATGTCAATTTTAAATTTTCAAGCTCGTATGACCCAATGTCAAAAACAGTGTATGAAAGTTCTGGAAATACACCTGTAACATACTTACTTAAAAAGATTGCGAAAATAGAAAGTGGTGAAGTTGCAACCGAAAGATTTTCATTTGGTGATTCTGAAAAATATACTAGAATCGCATTAGCTAACTCAAATGTAACTGAAATAATAAGTTGTACAGATGATGACGGTAATAGTTGGTACGAAGTTCCTTTTTTAGCACAAGACACTGTGTATACAGATGTTGAAAATTTAAATACAGAAGGTAATGATGACTTTCAGTATAAAGACCAAGCACCGTATTTGTTAAAACTTTTGAAAACTGCACGTAGATTTACATGCTATGTCAGAACAGATAATAGAACAGAATTAAGATTTGGAGCTGGAATATCAGATAGTCCAGATGAAGAGTTGGTTCCTAATCCTGACTCAGTTGGTTCAACTTTGCCAGGTTCACCAACATACTTAGGAACGGCTTTCGACCCTTCTAACTTTTTGAACACTAGAACATATGGTCAAGCACCATCGAATACTACACTTGTGATTACATACAGATATGGTGGTGGTGTTAGTCATAATGTAAATTCAAACTCAATAACTTCGATAACTAATCAAACCATTTCATTAAATGAGGTTGGACTAGATTCAGCATTGGTAGGCACAGTTAAAGATTCTATAGCGGTTATAAATCCAAATCCAACATCTGGTGGTAAGGGTGCAGAAAGTGTTGGAGAGGTAAAACAGAATACATTATCTTACTTTCAAGCACAATCAAGAGCCGTAACTAAAGCCGACTATATAACTAGAGTTTACGCCCTACCACCTAAGTATGGTAATATTGCTAAAGCATATATCGTACAAGATTCTCAGATAGACCAAGGGCCTGCTAATACATTCACTTTGCCTGGTAATAGAGTGAGAGTAGAAAATCCTTTGGCATTAAACCTATATGTTTTAGGATATGATGCGGGTAAACAATTAACTCAGGTTAATCAAGCAGTCAAAGAAAACATTCAAACTTACCTAACACAGTTTAGAATGATTACAGACGCTGTTAATATTAAAGACGCCTATGTTATTAATGTAGGTGTCAAGTTCAATTTACTAGCCAAATCAGGTTATAATAAGGAACAAGTTGTCCTACAGTCAGTACAAAAAGTTAGAGAATTCTTCGATACCGATAAGTGGCAAATAGGACAACCAATAGTTTTATCGGATTTAGCTTATCAGATATCTTTAGTTGATGGTGTAGCAGCAGTTGTTCCACCTGATGATCTTGATGAAGAAACAAGTTCACAAGACAGACCACCCGTTCAGATTGTAAACAAATTCAATCGTGCGGAAGGATATTCAGGAAATTTGTATGACATAAAGAGTGCTACCAAAGGTGGTGTTGTGTACCCATCTATGGACCCAAGTTGTTTCGAACTAAAATTTCCATCAATTGATATTGAAGGTAAATGTGTAGGCGACACTAATAGTGGTGGCTCTGCCGGAGGTAGTTACTAATGCATTATTTTATTTTTCCAGACATAGACACAACTTTATATCAAGCCTCAAGTAGTAAAAATACAGGTTTGGATGAAATATTAGAAGTACAAAAAAATATGAAAAGCGATGGAACTAATATAAAAGTTTCTCGTATACTTATAAAATTTGATTTATCTTACATTTCACAATCAATTGTTAGAGGACAGATTGTGAACCCTAAATTTTATCTAAATATGTATGATGCTAATCCTACTGATTTATCATACAGTCAATCTTTGTGGGCTTGGCCTGTAAGTCAAAGTTGGGTTGAGGGAGAGGGATTTGATATGGATAATCCAACTACAACACAAGGTGCTAGTTGGGCTTACAAAACAGGAATTGAAGAAGAAGACTTTTGGAATCCTGCTTCCTCATCTTTCACTAATGAACAAGGTGGGACTTGGCATGATGAAGTTTACGCATCACAGTCTTTCTTTTGGTCGACTGGTGATATGAGAATGGATGTCACACCAATTGTAAATAAGTGGTTAGATAAAACTTACACCAATGAAGGATTTATAGTAAGAAGAAGTGGAAGTATCAAAGTCACGGATAATGGTGTAACAGTAAGAAGTGGTTCTGGCGAAGAGGGAAACACCG